GTACCATGTTTTTGACCCCTCTGTCAAGAGGGAAAATGCATCTGGTACTAAAATTAATTATCTGGTACCACTACTGGTAAGCGGGTACTGGTAACGTTAAGCCTGTCAAGCATAAACAGCTTCACAAAGCAATAAAATTGTGATACAATATATATACAATGGTGAAAAAGCGACAATACGGTTCCAAATTAGAGCAACTGTGTGCTGAGTATGAAATATATGGACAGTATAGAGTGCACATCCCTAGTCACCACGTATATTACGTAAGGGCTGCACTACAAGAACGTACCGGTAAGACCTTTAGCGTTGAGGATGTTGAAAAAGCGTTGGTTGCTGAGGACATGTTGCCGTACGACGGGGGATAACCCCCTCCTGCCAACACGACTTGATGCTGTACTTATTCCTGCGGGGTTCGCTATAGCCACTCAAGGGCATCACGGGACGGAATTTTGCCAACGTTGAGTTCCGTCCCATTTTTTATGGAGGTTCCAATGTTCGAGGCATCTATACTTATTTGTTCTTTAATGTTACCCGCCGAATGTTTCAAACTAGAAGATACACGAGGTCCGTACATAACGCAAGAATTATGTAAAGCTCGTGTTGATGAGATGGTACATGATGTATGGAATATTATTCCGGCAGATTCATCTATAAAATACCGGTGTATCATACCGGAAGCAGGTGAGGGAGAAAATGGCACGCAAACCTAGCAAGATGCCAGCTCGTAACAAGAAGAACTTCCGCTCCACTAAGTCTGGGGCAGGGATGACTCAAGCAGGGGTTAAAGCATATCGTAAAATGAATCCCGGTTCTAAGCTGAAGACAGCTGTAACCGGTAAAGTAAAGCCGGGAAGCAAGGCTGCCAAACGTCGTAAGTCATTCTGTGCGCGTTCCGCCGGTCAGATGAAGAAGTTTCCTAAAGCGGCAAAGAATCCTAACAGCCGTTTGAGACAAGCACGGAGACGTTGGAAATGCTAACAGCCCTGATAGGCCCAATAGCAAATATAGCAGGAACATGGCTGGAAGGTCGTGTCGAGAAGACTAAAGCAAAAGTCAAGGCCGATGTAGCGAAAGCTGAGGCCGAAGCCATAGTTATGCAGAAGAAAGCTACCGGCGAAATTGACTGGGACTTGGAAATGGCTCGTAGCTCCTCGTCGTCATGGAAAGATGAGTGGCTTGTAATTTTGTTTAGTATCCCGTTGATTCTCGCATTCATACCTGGGATGGAAGATGTAGTAGCAAATGGATTTCAACAACTGGAGCAAATGCCTCAATGGTACCAGTACAGCTTGGGCGTTATTGTTGCTGCAAGCTTTGGGGTCAGAAGTGCGACAAAGTTTTTCGGCAAGAAGTAAAAATGAGTTGGCTAAGAAAGCTGATTGAATATAACCTTATTGCACGTATGACAATGCTTGCGTCTGTGTTAATGTCATGGCGTTGTGCAGAATGGTTTATGAATTTAGAAAACCCTACGATGCAACAGTCAGCATTTGTTTCTGTTATAATGGGTGTCATGACAGGTATTTTTGGTATTTGGATGGGCCAAGAAAGTAAAGGCAAGAAAGAATGACTACGATTATCTGGGCATTAGTGCTGACTGTCTGTACTGCTAATGGTCAATGCTTTAACCAATCTGTTCAGTGGTTCGATAAAGAAAACGAGTGCTTACGGTATAAAGAGGTATACGAAGATATTCCAAAAGACGGCAGCTGGGCATCTGTGGATTATACATGCGGTATTGTAGGAGCTATGGATATATAATGTCTATGTTTAAAATGGAAAATACCGAGGGTGCACCTAAAGTAAAAACCTACGCAGAAGCAGATATCAGAGCTGCGGTCAGAAATTACGTATACACTTGGGACATCGGTACACTTATTGAATATGCCATAGAGGGTATGTACGAAGAGTATATGGACAGAAGTAAGTCGCGCATTCACATAGATAAGCTAATGGAAAAGTTTGGTAAAAAATAATGAAATACAACACTTCTCATTTCTTAGATAAACTTATTGAGCACGAAGGCATGGTGCTTAACGTATATAAAGACACACTTGGCATTGATACCATCGGTATTGGACGTAATCTTAAGGACCGAGGTATTAGCAAAGAAGAATTAAACTACATGGATATACCGAATATGGATGCAGTCTACCAGCACGGTATCACAGAGGCAGATGCTCGTTTCTTAGCCATGAATGATATTAAGATTGTTGAAGATGAACTGTGCAGAGTGCACATGTGCGTTGAAGAGTTAGACGGCGTACGCCAGTTAATTTTGATGGACATGGCGTTCAATATGGGTGTCCCACGGCTCTGTAAATTTAAAAAAATGTGGAATGCTATCCACGAAGGCAACTTCGAGGCTGCATCTTACGAGATGTTGGACTCACGATGGGCACGACAGGTAGGACGACGTGCTAACAAATTATCTGATGCCATGAAGACTGGAGAATTTTAATGACCTCAATATATTCTGAAGGACTTAAGCAAGTTAGTACCAAAAGAGAAAAAGTTGAAGCTCCTACTGTAGAGGGAATACCAAAACCCTACCCTGAAGATGCTCCCACTCGTCTTCATAAAGAATATTATGAAGAATACGTAAAACCAAAGATAACAGGCAGCGAAAGGGTAGATTCTGCAATTTTTGGATTAGCTAAATATCTTGAGGGGCGAGGGGTAAATTTACCTAAAACTTTGCAAGATAAATCCTTTTCTGAATATCTTGACGAACGAGGTGTAAAAGTTGGTAAACGCGCCGGTGGCACACGGATGCCTAAGAAACATATTATGGAGCTACCTACTAATAGCGCACAAAAACGGAGAAAGTAATGGCTGGACTAAGTTCAAAAAACGAGGCACAAGCCCGTATTAATTTTATTGATTTAAAACGTGATGAAACCATGGCGTTGAACGAGTATTTACAAAGCCCTATTGCTGTAAAAGATTTAAAATCTAATCCTTCGAAAAAGAAAAAGGGCGGCACCACAGCTAAAAAACACATTATGGAGTTACCTACCAACGTGCCACGGCTACAAAGAGGTGCTAATCTCATGAATCCTGGTAAAGCTGACTTAGACAAAGACGGTAATTTATCATCATATGAAAAAGCTCGTGGACGTGCAATTGAAAAGAATATGGCAAATAAAAAAGTATCTAAAGCCAAAGATGGTAAGATAAAAATGTCTGACCAAGATAGACAGTTACTAAACAGAATGTCTGACCAAGATAGACAGTTACTAAACAGGATTAGAAAGTTATCATCAGAAGAGTCTGACCAAGATAAAAAAATTTCTGACCAAGATAAAAAGCTATCTAGGAAAATGAATAAAAATGGCTCCAAGAATACCTAGGAAAAAAGGTCAACCTGCAAGAAGCAAAAAACATAGCGACTTGTACACTGATGAGAACCCAAAAGGCACTATAAAGGGCTTAAAATTTGCTACCTCTAAAGATGCAGAGGCGTCCGTCCGTAAAATTAAAGCGTCAGGCAGAAGTCACGCTCACAAGACACAAGCTGCTATTGCTATGGAACAACGAGCCAGAGCAGCGGGAAAGACTTCGGCGGCTAGTATATATCGCAAGTTTATCGAACAACAAAAGAAGAAGACACGTGCATACCGTAGAAGCTAGTATCCGGAAATGGTCTAAGGATTTCTTAGAGGTTCCGAATGAAAAATTAAATGGCATGCCGCCTTGTCCTTACGCACAGAAAGCGTGGGCAGAAAACCAAGTGATGTTTAGCATCAACAGCGGTCTTGACGGATTAGCTGATGCAGTTAGAGATTATAACGAACTTGGTTTTGACATCATCGTATGGGCGAGCGAGGAGCTACCCAACATAGAATATCTTGATGGGTGGTGTGACGGCATGAACGAGGCACTGTCTATTGCCGGCAAAGATATGCATCTCATGGTGTTTCACCCTAATTATGATGCAGAAGATGCTGGATTGGATTTCCTGATTCATGATGAACAGGAAGATTTAGAATACTGTATGGTATTCGTGCAGCGGTTATCGAAGCTTGATGATGCCGTCC